TGTCATCGGTTCGGTCATTCCAACGTGGTGTTTTTGAACCGTCATGTCCAACTATGAATGTAGTTGGAGTTTCAAACTCACCGTCAATTTCATAGTGTGGTATATACGAAGGAGAGATACCAAGTTTGGTTGAAGATGGTGGTATTCTCAAATCTTCTCTGTTGATATAGTTTCTAACTAAAATTACATCAGAAGAAGTAGGAGCAAACGAAGAGAATATTATCTCACCGCCAGTCTGAGATATGACATAATCTTTTCCAAGAACACATATTTTTCCGTTAACGTATACCGCAATATCTTCGTCGTTCACAACTGCATTTGAGAATGCTGGCATAAACTGTTCAAACGATCCGATCACGTTTGTGATTTGTAGTTCCTCATAGTGGTTATCGCGAACTCCATAATCAAGCATACCAATTCCTTCGTATACTTTGTATACGGTGCTTTTATTGATGGCAATAGTCTGAAGTGCTTCCTCAAGTATTTCGGTGTCAGTTTTGTTTGCTTGATCTGCTTTCATCAAAATATCTTGTATGGTCAATACAAGTTTATTTTTAAAACTATTATAAGCTGATGATAGCATCTCTGTAGCAACAAACGGATTATAATCATCTCTGGCTATAGCAAAATATGCCAATGATATATCGGCATTACTCTTTATCATTATGCTGCCTTGATCATTGTATTTTGTTTTATCAGAACCAGTTAATGTTCTAAAGTTGTTATTAGAAATTGGCTGTCCAATTAGGCCAGTTGTGGTTTCAATAATTCTTATTAGATGATCAAATATAGTAGAATAAGAAAACTCTTTGTTGATGTGAGATATATTATCTGGATTATATTCAACCGATGGATTTATCAATTGAATTGTATTTGGCTTTTTGTCAAGTATTGGATTTAAAGTTTTATAATCAACATATACATATTCATATGTTGGTTCATCCAAAATAATAATTCCATCAATCAACGAGTAATTGCCGATTTGTTTTATTCCGTTTACGTAAACATCTATATCGTTTTCAGAACTAACCTCATATTCCAATACAATATTTGATACAATACCATCTGGTTTTTCTTGTCTTACGTTTCTGTAATTAAAATTACTAGGAATGTATATTTTAAATTTTTCATCTGCTAACAAGCAATAATTGCTTTCCAATAAAGAAATAGTAAATACGTATTCACTAAAATAATCACCAGCAATTAGTTTAGGAAACATCATTAGTTCACTGTCGTAAGGATAATCCTCCGCAGTTCCAGTTACATATGAAAATAACTTTACATCATCAATTTGTGTATCGTTTGAGTTGTAAACTTTGAATGTTGGTTCTTCAAAATCCAATTCAGAAATTGATTTTGATTGACTTGTATTAGACAGAACCAGTCTGTTATCAAATTCTATGATTGGGCGGGTTGCTTGTTTTATCAAGTGTTTATTGTCAGGAGTCAATAGTTCCTTAATATCTTCAAAATGATACCAAGAATTGTTATGACTCCACCAGTTATTTTCACCTCTGTCTATTGTGACATAATGAGGTATTGACGAACCTTGAATTGATCCATCAAAGTTAGGATATACCCAGTAATACATTGCCCAATTACAAAACTTATCAGTATCAATTGGCAAGTTTATGGTAAAATATGAATTAGTAAACATTCTACGGTGGTCGTTAGTTAGCCCACCTTTATTGTAAATTAAATTAATCAGATCATCGTAGAAAATATTATCTGTTACATTCATATTTGAATATACAGGTTCAAACGAATAATCAGAAGTCAGGCTTCCACTGTTTGGATAATTCAAGTATGAATTATTTCTACTGTAAATTCCTTTTTCTTTTCTACCAACAAAAGACCTTACCTTTTCAACATTTCCTTTTGAAAACACACGATCAATCGTTGCATTAAAAATGTTTTCCAATTCATCATTTTTTAAATGCGCTGGAAGGAAATCGTAAACTTTATCTTTCATATTTTATCCACCTGATAGTTCTGATTTTGTAATTGAATCTATTATTTTTACATCCGCAGATGTTGTAACTGACAAGAATATCTCGTATGGTTCGCTGCTAATACTTAGCATATCTGTAAAGTCATAATTTGAGAATTTTGGAGTTATTACAACTGATGCAATATACTCATTCAATTCTTTATGTAGATAAGCAGCAACCTCTGAGAAATAGAACGTATCCCCAAATTCCCAATTATCAATTGAGAAGTATTCATTTACTTTTGCAGACACCATTGATTTTATCTCGCTGTCTGTATATGGGGTTCCCTTTCTTTTGACTACTTTGAATATTGCTCTGTTCTGTTCTTCTGCATATTCACCAAATAGATACTTAAATCTAACTGGAATATAGCTAACATGATCTGCAATTGCAGCCTTTCCATTTATTGAACTCATTATGTTTTTAAGTTCGTATGATGTTGGAGGTGAAGGCATTTTTGTAGTGTATCCTCCAGCTATCCATTGGTTGACCTTTCTGACATAATCAGACGAAAGAACATATACATCAACGATGTTTGAAGTGCTTGGATCAATTCGTTTATCTCTGTCGGCATAGTGATCCCAACGGAAACTCATATAGTTGTCAGTAACAAAAGTCTTACCTTCAACCATAGAGTAAGTCACGCCTGAATATACTATTGTTCCAACCGATGGAGTAGTGTAATTTGAATTTGGGAATTGTATCTGTTCCCATAGTCCATTGACTTTCTTATACCACTTGTTTGCATCTACGTCATACGCAATACGTGCGGCTGGTGGCATATTTGAAGTGAGAGAAACGTCACCTTCAATTGCTACTGCATATTCTGAGGCGCGAGTATATTGAATTCCATCAATCATATAAGTTTCCAAGAACAGATGATTGGTAAATGTCTGATCCTTGAATACGTTTATCATACCATTTGGATTGCCTGATATATCCTTTGACATCAGTCTTACTTTTTTATTGTCAACATATCCCTCTGGTGTTATATAGTTATCATATACATAAGAACCAACGTTTGAGTATGTTTTATCTCGGAATACAGTATAATCTACATCCGTAAATGTAGCTCTTACTCTGCAATGGAAACGATACAGGCGGTTATCTTCAATTGAACCAGTTAGAATATCAATAACGGTTCCAACTGGAACTTGTGGCGACCAAAATACCGCACGGTAAACTCCTGGTGTGGTAGAAATCAAATCAAAAGATTCGGGTGCTATTTGTTCTCCGGTCTGTGTTCTGAATATAACATTAGATGCCGTCAGTTCAACCGATGTAACAAATGTCACTTCAGAATACGCTTTCTGTTTTATGTATATGTCGCAGTCGTCGGTGCAGAATTTAAAATCTTCGTTATTAGAGAAAGTGAATTTAAATGTATAGACATTACCAACGGTATTTTCCAATGAGACCATTGGTGTTTGAGTGCCACGTTCTCCGTTTTCAATTGTCTGTAATGTTTTTCCTAATGGCATTTCGTCCTCATCAATAAAGAAGAAATGGCCGTCATTCTGTGCGGCGTCAAGGTAATCCATAGTTATTTTACCATGAAGACCCAATACGCCCTCCAACTCTGTTGAAGTTAGAACGGTGTATATGTCCCCGTTATATGCGGAACCTTCGCTACCAATTCCATCACCACAAACGTTTCCTACGTTTCCAACGTTTCCACACGAAACATTACCAGTGTTTCCTACATTTCCTACGTTTCCTACGTTGCCAGTGTTTCCTACATTCCCAGTTCCAACATACAAAGTGATATTATGTAATGAAATCTTTAGTTCTGTGGTATCAACCGTGTCAATATTTGAAACTATTTCAGTTACGTTACCAACAGTGTCCCCAAGTATATCAAGAGGATATGTAATGGTATAGTTGTTTTCCGCCGTTCCTATTGGATTAACTGGTGAAGTTACCAATTGTTCGACGCATTCCGGTGAAACAATGTAATGCTTATATGCAACATTCAAATACGTGGTGTTGTTTTGAATAAAATCATAATTTTCAGGAGCACCAGTGCAAGCAAATGACACATCAAATGTGTTTGAAACACGATCTATGTTTACAACTGGACCAAAACCAACGGTCATAGAAGAATTTGACATTCCAGCTACGTTACTTGTCTCTTGATACTCACCTTCTGCATAGTTGATTATAATTTTGTCAAGCATTGACAGGTTTGTGGTATTATCAATAACAGGTGTGTTACCGTTACTATAGTAGAATTTTACTTGGTCATTACTTTCAAATACAATTCTCTTTCCATTGAATGAAACCAAGAATCTTGATTCGTTTGATCTAATTCCAGGTAAGTATCTAACGTTTATTTTTAGCTTCCAACTGTTATAAAGGTTCAACTGTTCTGCACTTAGGGAATTCACAACTTGTTCTGTGAACATTGTCCAAGTCGCCGTTCCGCCTTCTGGATAAGGAAAACCATACAATAGATCGAATGTGTTTGTGAAGTTTTCTGATAGTTCATATTTTATAGATTCAACTACGGAATCAACAAATACCCTGTCAAAAGATTTCACACGTTCTTTTAGCATTTCTCCATATGGCGCAACTCTGTCAAGGGTAATAGAATTTGTAGAATGGACATATCTTACGACAGTATACCATTCTTCTCCTATCTTCAAGCTGTCCCCTTGTGTAATTGAAGAAAAGTTGTCAAATGTTCCTTTTAGGTTATTTGATATATCAGTCGGGTCTCTTTCCCAAACATTATATGGTATATTGTTCATATTCACTGATGAATCATAACGATATTCATAGTAATAAGCGTTTACCATACTTGGGTGACTAATTGCTGTAGTCAAGTCGTTTCTAATAAAGCTATCAATGTCGCCAGTAATCAGATTAAAAAACAATTCCATCTGAATAGGGTCATCTTCCATATATACAGAACCATCTGTCCCAGTCACAGTAATGGTTGAATGATGACCAGTAACGTCATCCATCTCAAAATATCTTGAGTTTCCAGCAAATGTGGTATTGACTGCCTTTACTTTAGTGACTACACTTGACCCAAGAGTAAGTGGCATTATGTTGTAGTCTTGGCCGTTTACCATTCTATCTTGAGTGTAGTAATTTTTAGGCGCAAGTCTTTTAACGCTGTAATAGTTCTCACCAACAAAGTTTGATAAGAAGTCCATACTTGACTGCATTGTGATGGTCAACGTATATGACTTTCCATCTTCTCCAAGATACGGAATTGAAATGCTTGCATTCTTTATTTCTTCGCGGTCAACGGAGAAGTTTGTATTGTCAACAACTCTATACCAAAGTCTATATTTTCCATATGCTGAATTGCCATAGACGCCATCTGGAAACACTATTTCAACACGATTTTCATCATTCGTTCTGGTTGACGCCATATCGCCGCTACCAGTTCTTAGAAAATTATATATAGCAGTTTCGCGAGTGCTATTGTCAAGTAGTGGAACGTTGCTATTGTATGTTCCATCACTATCAATCTTTTGCAGCCAAACATCAGTATTTGAAATGTCAGTATCTAAAATTTGTTCAATTCTATTTGATATTTTTGTGGTATAGTTAAGGTCTTTAAACTTTAGCTGGCCAGCCTTCACATAAACGAAGAAACCAGTTCTATCACTTGATGGACCAAACGTGTCATCTCTAGAGATGATTGTAAAATTTTTCAGAATGTTTGGCTCTGCTTCCGAAATAATCTCATCAGAAAGCTCGGCTCTTACTGCTTCAAACGATCTGGTTTCACCAGCGACCTTTCCGCTGAACGAATATCGGACAGATTTTGTTTTTGGATTTTCGTTTACATAATGAATACTGTTCTGCACTCCATTTATATTCGCAGAAGCGGCAGGGGAATTGGTTTTTGTGTTATATTGCAGGGCAGCATTCAATATTGTAACAAAATTGTCATACCAATTTTCATTGTTAATGTCGTTCCAATTTATTTTCTTTGACTGTAGGCTCTTTCCATCAGAATCTAGAATGCGTTGGTTTGTCATAACCGAAGTTATTTTCATAAAACCACGTGCGTTGATAGGACGATTTTTTTGGTATCCAAGATTTTTTGCAAGACGAAGAATACTTGAACGTCTTTCGGCGGTGTCCAAGAAATTTTCTCGGCTGTTCATATCCATACGGAATGATAGAGAGTGACCAAGATATGCCACCAAGTCGAGAACGGCAATAAACTCGGAACTTGCGATATAGTCGTTGAATTTATCTGGATATGTTTGTGCTACGTAAGTAAGCAACGCTTCACGAATGCTATCAAAATCATATGCCTTTAGACTTATGTTTGTGAACGCAGTGTATACCGCCGACCAGCTTTCCCCTGCAAATAAATTATCTATTCTGTCCTGAGCCATTTTTATTCTCTTTCTAAATCTATTACGAGTTGTTCAACTTCGCCACTTGGTAAAATTTTAACCATCATTGTTGCCGTTATACTGTGATCTTGTTCAAGCAGAGTTATGTCAGACAACAGTTCAATTCTTGGGTCGTTGTCAATAATTCGTTCCAAATCTTCTTTTACAAGTCTAGACGTTTCTGATGTTAGAGGTTCGAATATCAAATCATGGATTATGCATCCATAGGTTGGCATCATCAACCGTTCACCTTTTCGTGTCATGATTTCGTTCATAACATCCTCAATGACCAAATCCTTTCCCTGAAGGATATGGTTTATGGCCAATGGGTTCTTTGTACTGAAACCTCTATAACTTTTCATTCGTTCTCCGCCTCGTGTGCTATTAGAGTATTTATCTTCGTATAAACTACGTAGTTATTGATTGACAAATAAATAGAACTGTGATAGAGTAGTTCTTACATTATGGAGAATTTTGTGGAATACAAGCTTACCGTATCATACGAAACTTGGGACTCTCGTGTCACGCCAGAAATGATTGACAAAATGTTTTTGTCAAATGCTTGGAGTTTGAATAATGACGAATTACGACAACCAGTATTTCATGAACGAGAGTGCCGCCCAAGAATCAAGATTACGGGTAGGAACCGTGGAACATGAAATGAAAATACTTCAAGGTCAGCTACAAGAAGCATACAAACGTATTGCTGAGTTGGCAGAAGAAAACAGCAAACTAAAACAACAACTTTCAATCAAATAAGAGGTAATATATGACTTTTGTTCCAATGGTTTTGGAATCAACCGCTGCTGGTGAACGAGCAATGGACCTAAAATCCCGTCTTCTAAAGGAGAGGGTGGTTTTTCTAACTGGTGGGGTTGACGATCATCAAGCCGACCTCATTTGTTCACAGCTTCTATTCTTGGAAGCAGATAATCCAGACAAAGACATTCATTTTTATATCAACTCTCCTGGAGGGTCTGTCACTGCTGGTATGGCAATTTATGATACAATGCAGTTTGTCAAGCCAGACATTTCAACTATGGTTATGGGCCAAGCAGCATCTATGGGATCATTGCTTGCTCAAGCAGGGGCCGCAGGAAAGCGTTATGTTCTTCCAAACTCAAGGACAATGATTCACCGAGTATCATCTGGAACTCGCGGAACTGGTGGTTCTGTCCATATCCAAGAACTTGAAATGGAAGACAACATTCGTCATCTTCAAGAAGCGAAAGACCTAAACAGACGCCTAACCGAAATTTATGTAAATCATAATTCTGCCGGAAAAACGTATGAAGATTTTTATGAGACAATGAAGTTTGATACATTCCTACGTGCAGAAGAAGCAGTTGCTTGGGGTCTAGCAGACAAAGTAATCACTCAGCGTGAAGTTCAACTATAACCTGGGACGTAACTCCACATAAGAGAAATATCCATACGCAGTCTGGCAAGTTGTTCATCAACTCTGCCATTCTGCCTTCTTATGTTGGTCTGTAACTCATCAGTAATATCGAACCATAAACCTTTATTAATCATCTCTATCAAGGGATGATTTTTTATTTTGTCTGCACCTTCATAAAAGAAGTATACAAGCAATGCATCAAACTGTGGCTGACCAAGTTCAACCGTTATATCTTGCTCTAATAGATTACCAATAACTCTCAATTGTTTTTCTAAAATTTTGTTTGCTTCTAACTTCGTTATTGATTTATTAGAAATTGATATTCTTTTAGATGCCACAGTAATATACCCATATTGCAATTCTACATCGGAAACATTATAGTTGTACCCTATAGTGTTTGACTTTGATAATTGCAGTATGGGTTTATTTCTTCGAATTATATAATCTTTACTCAAATACGAAAAAACTAAATCTTTTATATTGAATGTTTTAACTCTTACATCCGAAAGAATGTAATTAGGGGTGTTGTCCTTTTTATAATCCAATCCAATATATGTTCCATATGGGGTTATAACATTCAGTGGTCGCTGTATTATATTAAGAAGCGAACCTTTTCTTTTATCAAAAATCATGTTTTCTCCTTAACTAAATTGCCAATGCCAAGGCTCTCGCGGGATGTTTCTGAAACCAAATCGTCCAGCATTTTGTTGTAACCAATTGTTCTGAGGGGTTCCATAATCATTTGCACCACCTCCCAAGTCAAGTGCAGTTCCCCAACCATGGTTTGATGTTCCTGGTGTCGCAGCAAGCCCACCCTGAGAATATAGTCCTTTTTCTTGAGCAAGTCTAACTTGTGTTTCATACGTTCTATATGAATCTGTAATGCTCCAAGATATACCATCTGCTCTTGCAGCCTCAACCATTCTCAAATAAGCATCTGCCGCATCTGGACGAAGCATGTGTCCATTACCTATTGATTTCAACGTGCTTGGGTCAAGTCTTCCATTTTCTCCGGTATTACCCATGGTTCCCATAGGTTGGTTGAATGCAGTTGCTTGGTTTCCATAGCTTGCCAAGTCTGGAACAATTCCGCCGCCGCCAGTGTTTGGTGGCGCAGGACGCAAATATGGCTCGGACGATGGCATATATGGAACAGAAACGTCTGGTGCTTCAACAGACTGGTGTCCTTGAATGTCAGGCATTGATACACCAGAAACTTTGAGTGCGGGTGTTGCCGCTGGACCATTTAAATGCATGACCCCACCAGTGCTTACATACATATTTGAACCAGCTTTAGTATGATTTGTTCCTTCCGTCTGAAAGAACTGATTTCCAGCACTATGCATATGAGTTTGACCGCCAGAAGTTAGCATCATATCGTTTCCACTTCGGATGTTAACTTTCTTCCCTGCATCAAAATTTATGTTTTCGTCGGCTCTGAAGTTTATATCCTTTTCTGCTCTTACACTCATAGAGCCAGTTGCATATATCATTACCTCACCGTCTGCGCCAACCTCAACCCATCCTGTTCCACTACTATTAACAATGTATATGAAATCGTTTGTTCCATCAAGGATTACTGCGCCGCCATTTCCGGTAGTCAATCGTATTTGTGTTGGGTGAATGGTTCCGTCATCCCCTACACTACCGTCATCAAAAGTTATAGCACTTTGGCCAGGAGTTACCATACCAAAAACACGCGATGGCTGTGGAGTCTGATATGATGGGTCACGTGCAGGGTGTGCGGTTGTTCCCCCTCTCAGTGGATCAGAAAACGTTCCTTGTTCGGCTGAGTTTACGTTTCTTGGACTGTTGCCGCCTTGAGGTGGAATTAGTTCTCCATCAGGTGAATACATAGGAGGCAAGTCTCCATTAAATGCATCCGGCCCAAGTTGTGCGTCTTTTAATGTAGAACGACCGTCTTTAGCTGCCGGAACATTCTCAAATACGCCGACACCAATTCCTGTATTTGGGTCTGGATGCGGAGTTCCAAGTGCGCCACCAGATGCAACAGTTGGTGCTTGTTGTGCGACCGCAAACCAATAACCTTCTCTCATGTCTCCATTTTCAGCGAAAAATACAAGGATGGTGACATTTTCGTGCGGAGGTGCAGCAAAAAATCCGTATGAACTTCCATTGTTCTGGCCACCAAAAGGACTTGCGTATTCAAAAAACTGATAGTTGTCTGGATTTCCGCCAAGTCTAGGGACATAAGCAGCAAGCCTTCCTCTGCCTTCTGGATCGGGAATTCCGACTGTAATAGCCTTGTAAATCCCACTTTCCATTTTATTGGAAACAGGACTTTCTGAACGCTGTCTACCGTCTCTGATTACGTCAGCTAGGCCGATGTTGCTTGAACTTTTTTGTGACATTATCGTATTTCCCCATTACGTAAACGTATCATTAATGAATCTATGTTTGGAACTGCTCTGTAAATTTTGTTTATATTTTCTTCATTTCGGTTATATTCTTGTTGCTCTTCCGGTGTCATGACTCTTTCGGTTACGCCATCAGCCTCAAAGAACAATTCATCTTGTCTAGTTTTTAGGCGCGTTAAAGTTCCGGCGATTTGTCTTATATCACCAGCATTCATGCCATTCACAACAATTTGCGATACATCGTCTGGTATAGGTGTTGTCAAATCGTCAACTCCAATTGTTTCACCAGTTGGAATAGGAAATCCACGTGGAATCGGAACTGGCAACGATGGATCAAATGGTGGTTGTCCAGATGCATCTACATTAGTATCTTGTTGCTCTTTTTGTTCAAATACATCAGTCATAATGAACTTAACCATATCCAACGTCTGAGTGAATAATCCATTTGAGAATTCACTTCGTATTCCTTTTATCAGATACAAATATCTAAAAAGGTTAGTGACTTTTGGCTGACCAGTTGAATCCACACCGTCAATAGCATTTGTTATTATCATTATTAGGTTCTGTCCAATTGCGGTTGAATGGTTGTATGGTCTATAATTTACCTGACCATACATTTCACTTCTCTTTTTTGCGGTTATGTAATTTTGAATCCAATACGGATCACCTTTTATTTTCATCGTGGCAGTTGCCATACTAGTATCACACGACCATCCTTCCATAAATTTAACTCTTGCCAAGGCATCTCGTCTCTGATCATTTCTTGTTATCAATTGAACGGTAGGAGTTTGATCTGTAATTACTGCCATTTCTTCACTTACAAATCTAGCAGACCCCATTGCCAAGAAATTCAAGATTCCAGCAACCTCAATCGGAGTTAGTTTTCTTCTTAGGTCGGTTCCTAAGTCTTCAATTGTAGCTATGTTTGATGTAATACCAAGCGTGTCAAAAGTCTGTTGCGTATCGGTCAACCCAAATTCAGCAAGTCTATCCGATAATGCAGCACCCGCAGTATTTTGTTGACGTTCCAAAACATCGGCATTTAAGTCTGAAAGTTTTTGTCGGGCAGTTATTAATTCATCTCTTGTTTTTTCTATTTGAGTTTGCAGTTCTCTTAATGAATCTCTAACTTCACTTGTATACACGCTGTTTTCATCTGACAAACCAAGTTCTTGTTCAATCAAATCAAATTGAACTTCAAAATCATTTATGTCGCCATACGGTGATAGGCTATCAAAATGCTGATCTATAATATCTCGTGCATTTTGATAGCCACCAAATCCACCAGTCAATGCCATAAACCTATCAGCATATTCATTTTTTATGCTTTGTATTTGTGCCGCATACTGATTGTTCAAGTCCGCTAATTGAGATTCCGCATTCGCCGCAGAATCAGTTGCATTTCTAAAACTTTCTCTAAGATTATTCAGGTCAGTTTCAGACATAATTCTTAGATTTATCAAAGTTTCATCTATAGAATTAATTTGGTTTGTATTATAATATACACCAAACTCTTCATTCTGAACTTTAACTAGCTGTGCATTAAGTGATATATCAAATTGCATAATTTGATCATTTTTACCAGTGTAATAATAATAGTATTTCTTTTTTAGTCTTCCGCCATCAACGATTGAGTTTAATGTTTGAACAACGTTTGAAAGTTGTTCTATTTGATTTAAAGTATTATGCTCTAATATTTCTTTTTTTATGCAAACCCTGTAGGTTACATCCGCGCCTTGCGTTTTTGTTAATATATTGTAACCGTCAACCTTTGGCTTATAATCAGTCTCAATTGAGAATATGTCGGTGAATGTTTTGTTTGGTATGGTAAGTGCGTTTTTAATACTATCCGTTTTTAGCAAAACATCCTTTATAACATCAATTATGTTGGTTGTAGGTTGAACTTCAAGAGTTCTACCAGCAATCGCAATTGTTGAATAAGAAGGGTTAGCCGCTGTTTCTGCGGTAGCACCACCAGTTCCAGTTCTATACATATCACTCATTGACATATTAGAATATATTTGATTGAAATATTCGTCAACTTCATAATGATACGTTATATTATATTTGTCATCAACTTGATACGCCTTTTCTTTTATCGTATCATTCAATTTATTAATGAAGTTTGTTATAGTAGTATGTGCACTTCCTTGTTCAACCTCAGATGTAATCTTATACTTTACTTGTCCAACTGCTTTGCTAGTTACAGCGTAATGTCGTAAAACAACTCCTTCCAGTGTGGCAGAAGTTCCTTTTTGATCAGTTGTGGTAGAAATGTCAATCAACTTACTTATGACAAATGGTATAACTTTTGTAGTATGAGGAACAGAAGAAGCATTTCCTCTTTCATCTATTCTTGTAAATTTTACCTTGACGAAAAACACCGCAGTGGATATATCCATAAATCCAGCCAGTGCAACCGCATCTTGCAACCCATCTGCAAGTCGTGCGTTTCCAACACGTGTTATATTGAATGAAAGAGTAGTTGCAGCGTTTGCTAATATAAGAGTTCGTTGTGTGGTAGAACTTACGCCAACTGCATCAATTGTCAAATCAGTAATTGTGAATTCCGCAGTTTCACCAGTTTTTGCCACGACTACTTTTTTTGTTCCTAAACTTGGCCATCCATCATTTTCTATTACGCTCGGAGATGCGTCCATAAAATTTTGAACATCTTGTGAGTCTACCAAAAATAATTCAAGGTTGTATATGTAGTCAGAGTATTCATCAAGTAT